TGAGCCTCCAGACGAGCTGCGAGTGCGTCAAGGATCGTGAGGTCGGTCATCGAGCCAAGCCGCCTCGTTTTCGGTACGGATCAAGGATCAGTGCGGCCTCTGGGTGCAGCGCTCGCGCCTGACGCAGGATGCCGCCGAGGTCTGCCGAGCCGATGACGCCGAATGGCGAGGTGCGCGATGACCAGACGGCTCCAGCTTGGATGATTGCCGCCTGAACGACGGCGGCTGGGACGCTAGGGAAGCCGAAGACTCCGACCACCTTCACGCCAAGGAAGACGTCCTTTGGGAAGTTGCGCGGCCATGAGACGCTCGTGTCAATCTCGGTGTATGGGAAGCCGTCAAGGTTCGTGTTGACAGGAGCGAGCACGAAGTCGGTGCCAGCGGTCCACGTGGTCTCGTAGGTGCCGTTGGCGTCATCGTCGGTCTGCAGCGTGGTGACACTGACAAGATCGTCGGTCAAAACGTACTGATAGTCCTCAGCGGTGTAGAACCGTGTCTCGCTCGCCGTGCCGAAGCCGGTCTTGCGGTCGCAGTACAGGTCAATCAGCGTGTCGGTTGCATCGAGTACGTTCTGCAGCGCAGAGTCGTCTGCGGTGTCAGCGGTGCCGATTCCGACAGCAGCCTTGAACTGTGCGAGTGTTGCGTAAGACATCTAGCGACCTCCAGTATGCAGGACATACAGCGTTTCCGTGCTTGATGCTACTACGGCATACAACTTGTCTGCCTCTGGTAGCCATACTTCGTGCATCTCGTTCTTTGGCAGAGCGAAGCCAGTGGAGGTGGTCACATTGCTATTTCCTAAATACACCAGATTGCCGCCAGTCGGAGAGTGCAGATAGACATGCGATGCACCGACAAGACCGGTGGCGATGAGCACTGGCTCTGTGCCAACGGTGACCTGTGAGTGAATGATCGTCGCCACTAGTCCCCTTCAGGAGCCACGTCAGGCTCCGATTGCTTGATGGTAGCAGTCCTCATGCCCTTTGATACTTTGGCGCGCTCTACGTGGCGCGTTGGTGCCTCTACGTCGACATCTTGCACATGGTCTGCCAGACCGAAGGCGATCAAGCCCTCAGCCTCCTCCTGTGGGAGGTCAGCGATTGCGCCGGTCGGATACTCTCCTCGGCGCTTCCTGAGTTTGACAAGCATGTGGTCTCCTTACTTGCGGATCAGGGGAGCCGCCGAAGCGACTCCCCTTCACCACTAACTATGCGTAGCTACTGATTAGATCAGTTGCAGGCGTAGTACTTGACGGCATCAGCCTGGGCAAGCCCAGTTGCGCCGCGAACTTCAACCTTGTACGAGACAAGGCCGAGGTTCCACGCGTACTCGCGGCTTACATCCACGCGGATGCCACCAACGAGTGCGGTCTTGATCTGTCCAAGGTCACCGAACAGGATTGGCTTGGCATTGTCAGCAATGTCAGCGATTCCTGAAGCGGTATAGACAGGCTTACCAAGGAGGCGATCAACGCCACCCTGTCCACCTGGCTGGAACAGCGGCACTGAAGACGATGTGATCCCAAGGATTGATCCTAGGGTCGCATCGGACATCAAGAAGCCGGACTTTGGAGCCGATCGGTATTGCTGCTTGACCGCGTACTGGAGGGACACTAGCTCGGCATAGGTAGGCACGAAGGTCGCACCTGTTACGCCTGAACCAGCGGCCGTCACGACGGCGGTACCAGCGGCTGCTCCGTGAGCGATTGCAACTTCCTGACCAGCGGCGTCCGCAATGAACGCTGCGATGTCAAAGGCTGCATCCTCGACCAACTCTTCCGAGACCTGGACGAGAATCTTGTAGCCTGCTGGCGTCAACTGGAGCGTGCCCATCGTTGGGTCGCTCTCAACGATCGTCCCAGCCTCGCCAGGAGCGGTCGCCGTCCCAAGAGCGGTTGCTCGTGGGAACTTGATCGCGTTGCCGGTCGCAACCTGAATCACATCAACCACGTCTGGGTTGATGAATGGGTTGATCTGGCCTGCAACCACGTTCACACGTGGGAACACTGAAACAGGATCGCCCAGGTTGCTGCTCTTGGTCACGTCGCGGCGCTCGAATGTCTCAGAACCACCGGACAAACCGATGGCGCGGAGTCGCTCGGAGTCGCTCTTCGCGGCAGGAGCCTTTGGCGACACAACAGCGGCGAACTCGGCGCGAGCCTCGTCTGCAGCCTTGCGTGCTTCGGTAGCGTTCTTCTCGGACTTCATCGCCTCGGCAAGCGTACCAGCCTCTGCGACGAGCTTCTCAAAGCGCGCCTTGTCTTCGCCCTCCAGGGCGATTCCCTTGTCAGCGGCTTCAACGGCAATGCCGCGAGCCTCCGTCAAGAGGTTTGCTCGCTTGTCAGCGAGATTTGCGAAGTCGGACATAGTGTCCACTTCCTTTCTCCGGACATAGCCGGACTGTGTTGATTCTGCTCTCCTCGGTGGGTTGCTCTAACGCGGACTCGCCTACTTGGGGCGGTGGGGCGCAGGCACGAGACCTAGAGTGCGTCACCTTCTGCCGACTCCAAGGTCAACAGCGCCGCAGCAACGGATGGGTCAATGACCTTCTCCTGCTTTGGTGCCAACTTGGATCGAACAGCGTCAATGACAGCCAACTCCTCGCTGGACAGCTCGCGTCCAGCCTTGACTGCTTCGAGTGTGGCCATCAACGCCTCAGCCTCTACGCCGATCTTCGGCGCAGTGACCTGACGGATTGCCGTGAGACCAAGAGTTGCAGGGTATGCAGGTGTCTGACCACCAGCCGCCAAGATGCTCACCTCAAACAGGTTCGCCTCCTTGATCGTCCGGTTGTTGCCATCCCATGAATCCTGAACCTTCTGGAAGCCGAATGACATGCCAGCCGCTGCACTCTCGTGCGTCAGCATGGAGATGACCTTGGCGGCATCTGGGTCGGCAGGATCAAGTTTCGCCTCAACGCGAAGCCCAGTCTCGTCTTCGTTCAGTTGGAGACGGCCGCTCGCGGTTGTGGCGAGTGCGCGTGTCTCGTCGTGTCCGAACAGGAAGGCGATGATCTTCTGCCCAGCGGTAGCACGTGCCAGTGAACGCTTGAAGGCGTTTGGCGCGATGCGCTCCTCGAATGGAAGCCCCTCGGACGCGCTGTTCCAGATTGCGGCGTAGCCGCTGAAGGTGCGCTGTCCGTCTTCTCCTGCCTCGCCAAGTCGGAACTCGCCGATCGGCAGTGAGCGAACTTCTTTCTCTTTCATGTCTACAATCTCCCTGTCTTCAGATGCGATAAGGCGATCTGCCCACGAGATTACGCGATCAGCGCCTTCTGGATCTGTCGTTTCCACACCCCACAGAAAGCCGGCAACAGCGCCTGGTCCTGGGAAGTCTTCGTTAGTTCGGTCGCTGTTCTGTGGCACGCCTTCCCAGTCAGTGCGGTGGCGGCGAGTCCATGCAGCCATGCGAACCACCTTGTCGGTGTCTACGCGGCCTGCAGCCAGTTCGCGTGCCTCTGCGACGGTCTGTGGCTGCAAGCCGTCACCAGAGAGACCCTGCTCGTGCCACTCCAGACCTTTGCGCGCAGCTTCGCGGATGTATTCAGGAACTTCGTAGACGGCGCGATAGCCTGGAGCGCTCGTGTCGGTGTTGACGATGGCGTCGTACGCGGCGTGGGTTCGGCACGGCATGTAGATCGTCTGGCCGTTCTCATCCATTGAGTGGGCGCCCTCGCAGCCAATCTGCTCTGCGCGCTCTAGCGCCTCTTCTCTGGTTGTGAACTTGTCCCTGCCAGCAACAGGTGCTCGGTTTTCCATTGCTAGATAGTCCTCTGGCGAGTGAGCCATGATGCCAAGTTTCTCAGCCATTTCGCGGACTGCTGGGTCATTGTCAATCGCCATCTCCAGTTCCGCGCCGTACTGCTCCCTCAAGAGTCCGTACTTGTATTCCTTGAACGCGAAGCCGGTGGCGAATGGCGTGCCGTCAAAGTCGTTCAGGTGTACCTCTTCAACGCCAGCAACCTTGTACTCCTGGAGCCATGCGCGAGTCTCTTCAAGTCGCTCGATGGAGCGAGCGGAGACGATGATGATCTGCGTGTCCCCTGACATGACCTGATCGTTCAGCGCGTCAATCAGCGGCTGATTCGGCTGCTCATTGTCTAGGATGAGCGTGCCGTCAAGGTCAACGATGGTGATCACTGACCAACGACTCCGATGTTCAGCGCCTTGTAGTGCTCGTCGCCACCTGGGACGTCTGCGCGGTCTTCCAGTCTGCGGATCTCATTGAGCGAGAGGATGCCGTTGTTGAGTGCGATGGCGTAGGCGTCGTAGCGCTCCTTGGTCGTAGGTCGGAGCAGACCGTCCAGTGTGAACTTGATGAAGGTCTGGTCTGCGCCTGGCACGAGACGCTGCAGCCCTGCCTCAAGGCGAGCGACGAGTGGTCCGAGTCCGAGTCGCAGCCACTCGATGCTGACGATCTCAACGCTGTTGTAGGAGGCGTTGCCGCCTGGGTACTGCAGCAGGTGCAGCGGTACGCCCATGAGTCGAGCGATGGACTCCACGCCCCAGTGGAGCGTCTCAACGAGCTGCATGTCGCTGATCTTCATGCTCATTTGCTGGAAGTCTGCGCCACCTGTCAGCACTGCGATCTTGTGCATCTTCTCAATGCCTTCGTGACGGCGGCTGAATGAGTTTCGGAGTGAGTCAGCCTGATCCTGTGTCAGTTCGCCTGGGATCTTGATGACGGCCGAGGGAGCAGCGCCCTGCTCGTAGAACTTCGCGCTGTACAACTGCGTGGCAGATGCGAGTCCGAGGGTGGTGCGGTGCTGCTCCACCGGCGAAGGTGCGCGGAGTGCTGAACCTGTGGCGAAGAGTGG